AAAATCTTGAATGGTGTACCGTTCAGGAAAACAATGCTTATGGAACGAGAGTAGAACGGCTAAGGAAAACTCAGCAAAGAGCAGTTTTACAATGTGATTTAGACGGAAACGTAATCAAAGAATGGGAAGGAATGAACTTCCTTTGCAGAGAGACAGGATACGATCAAGGTCTAATATCTAAAGTATGCAACAATGTTTATAGGCATCGCACTGCATATGGGTTCAAATGGAAATTTAAATAATCATGGTAATACCGTGCTAAGCATCGAAGAGTCTCGTTAAGAGGCTCTTTTTTGATGAAAGTGTAACGACTATTCCGCGAGGAAGTAGGTTTAAGGTGAAATTCCCTATTCCGAAGTGCCATGCATCCTATTTGGATGAAGAGATAGTCTACTCCCCTAATAAATATCGGGAAACCGAGGGTATAAAGGGTCGTTATGACACAAAGCGCACTTGATCAGTACGCACTTGCTAATGGCTATGGAAAAACTACATCTGAAATGACTGAGCAGGAGAAAGTAGCCCTCCGTCTGGCTTTTGTGCAGAAACAATTATCGGCTGCATCTGGAGACTTTATCCGAACTTCTGACTCATGGGCGAATCAGATGCGAGTGATGCAGTTGCAATTGCAGTCATTAAAAGCAACAGTTGGACAGGGATTGATTAATATTTTCACGCCTGTTCTGAAAGTGATCAATATTCTGCTCGGTAAACTGGCAACATTGGCAAATGCTTTCAAAAGTTTTACGGAATTGATTACCGGAAAGAAGTCATCAGGTCAAACAGGTGCGAGTGGCGCAGGCCTTGCCGGAACAGATGCGATAGCCGATACGGCCGACCAATACGGAGATGCTGCCGACAATGCCGAAAAGTTGGCAGATGCGACAAATAAAACAGCGAATGCGACTAAAAAAGCTACTAAGGCGGCAAAAGGATATCTTAATCCACTTGACGAAATAAATAATTATTCAACGAACAAAAGTACGGGTTCATCATCAAAAGTGCCGGGTGCAACCGGCGGACTTGTAGATCAGATGAAAGATGTTGTACAAAATGTTGATTACGGAAAAGTGGCAGAGGGCGAGACGGTTCTTGATAAAATGTCAAAACCGCTAAAAAAGATAATTGACAGGTTCAAGCAGCTGGCCAAGTTAATCGCAAAAGGATTCTGGGATGGATTAGGAGATTACGAGCCGATTTTTGACGGAATAAAAAAGGATCTTGATTCCATATGGAAATCTTTAAAGGATATCTTCACTGATCCAGAAGTTGTTAAGGCGGCAAATAAGTTCTTAGATTCATTTGCATATGCAATTGGACAAGTTGCTGGTTCATTTGCCAGAATCGGATTGACAATTGCGCAAAACATTATAGGCGGAATCGAGAAGTTTCTAAAGCAGAACGTGCAAAGAATAAAGAACTATCTGATAGATATGTTCAACATCGGTGCTGAAATTTCACAAATCGCAGGAAATCTTGCAGTTGCTTTCGCAGATGTTTTCTCAGTTTTTGGTGGAGAAACCGCGCAGCAGATCACAGCAGATTTAATTGGGATTTTTGCTGAAATTGGAATGACCGTCACGGAAACGGCTGCAAAACTTGGCAGAGATATCCTTAACATGATTGCACAGCCTTTTATCGACAACAAGGACATTTTAAAGTCAGCAATCGAGGGTAGCCTCGGAGTAATAGAAACCGTAACAAGTGGGGTCTTAACAGTTGTTCAAAACCTTAGTGACGCAGTATCAAGATTATACGATGAGCATGTAAAACCGTTCTTTGATTCTATAGCAGATGGATTATCAAGTATACTTGAAACTCTAATAACTGGATATAACACATACATTCTTCCGGTGTTACAAGGACTGGCAGAGCAAATTAAAGGGTTGTTAGAGGGACCATTAGGGGACGCGATTTTAAAGATAGAAACATTCCTCGGAAAACTCATTGATTCTCTGAAGCTTCTGTGGGAGTCGGTATTAGTGCCTTTAATTAACTGGATAATCGCGAATTTGCTTCCAGTTGTGGCAGAAGTAATTGACGTTGTAGGCACTGTGGCAATCAAAGTCATAAAATCATTAATTAAAATTATTGGTGATGTAGCAGACACTCTGAGCGGAATCATTGATTTCCTTGTAGGCGTTTTTACGGGAGACTGGGAACTGGCTTGGCAAGGAATAAAAGAGATTGCAGATGGAGCATGGAACTTTATCAAAGATGCTGTGTCAGGTGCGTGGGAGATAATTAAAACCGTAACAAAAGGTGCACTGAACATAATAAAGACCGTCATTAGCACTGCCTGGAACGCAATCAAGACAGCAACTTCAACAGTCTGGAATGCCATTAAAAAAACTCTTTCCGGATTATGGAATGCTCTTAAAACCACGGCAAAAACAGTGTTTGACGCAATTAAGGCCAAAGTTACGGGCGTTTGGGACAAAATAAAAGACAAGACATCCCGAACATGGGAAAGCATTACTACTTTTGTGTCTACTAAAGTCGAAGCGATAAAAACCGCCATTACCGATAAGTTTAATGCTGCCAGGGATGCGGTCAAATCAGCATTTGAAGGTATCGTGGATTTTATCAAAAGGCCAATTAATCAGGCAATTAATATCGTCAATAATGCAATCGGAGTAATCAACAACGCAATTGGTGGAATCGAATCAGCGTTTTCTTTTGGCCCATGGAATGTACCTACACCATTCGGAACAAAGAGAATCGGGTTCCATGCAACATTTCCACGTGTCGGAACTATTCCGTATCTGGCCAGCGGTGCAGTTATTCCACCGCGAAGTGAATTTCTCGCAGTATTAGGAGACCAGAAGAAAGGGAATAACCTGGAAGCACCGGAAAGCTTACTGCGACAGATCGTCCGGGAAGAGTCAGGGAAAGGACAGGGAAATGGAAACACTTACAATGTTACAGTCAATGCATCTGGCAGAAAACTATTAGACATTATCATTGATGAAGCAGAGCTTAGGAGACGCAGAAATGGCGGTCAGAATCCATTCTTGTTAGGAGGTGTATAAATGGCACAGGAACAGTTTAAGATTGATGGGGTCACTATAAAGGCCCCTGACACATATAAGCCGGTATTCGCAACTACATCAACGGAAAGTTCTAAGAGAAGCCAGGATCTTGTTATGCACAACACTCCGATGGGAACTATTGCCGGATATGACATGGAATGGGGCGAACTTAAATGGGGAGAGATTGCAACGATTCTCAACTCTATGATTAACAAAAGTCAGTTCACATTTCATCACAAAGACCCTCGAACCCCCGGCAAATGGATTGACAAGACGTTCTATGCATCTAATTTCAACATGGCAGCGCAAACACTCAAGGATAATGAGGAACGATGGACAGGATTAACTATTAATGTAAGGAGTATTCGACCGGTATGATTAATGTTACAAATCAGTTAAAGACGGAATCTCTCTTAAATAGCAACTATTATGTTACGGCGAATGTGGTGCTGCGTGATGGGACAATTTTAAGCCTGGGAAAAGAAGATTTCTACCTTGACGGAAACGGCATTGTAGATTCTTCTGATTCCGGGGACTTCCCTGTTGGTGTAGCAATTGAGAAAACGGCCACTTTAGCATTGGTTAATGATGATGACAGATTTACAGGATATAATTTTGCTGGAGCACAGTTCACTCTATTTTTAAATTTGCAGCTGTCTGATAGATTGGAGACTATTCGCCGCGGCACATTCATTGTATCAAAAAAACCCGCCACGTCCGATGAGATTAATCTCACTTTGCTGGACTATATGAGCAAGGCAGAGTCAGATTACAACACAAATCTTATTTTTCCATGCTCTGCCAGAGAAGTTTTAGAGGATGCTTGTCAGCAGACCAGGATTGTGTTGGGTGACGCAGTATTTAAAAATGCAGACTATCAGGTGCAAAAGAAACCGGAGAACACCACTTTTAGAGCAGTAATTGGTATGGTTGCGGCTTTGGCAGGTGGTAACGCTCGCATTGACGAGAACGATAATTTGCGAATTATCACTTTTGACGATGGTGTTGATACCATAACCTTAGAAACAATTCCATGGTATGACATTAACGGAAACACTATTCTTGACATTGATAGTAACGAGATTGAGACAATTCTCGAGCGAAAAGGATTTAAGCCTAATTTTATCAATAACCTTACTTATGATGTTGATGATGTAGTTGTCACCGGGGTCAAATATGTGAATAACGAAACGGAATATAAGTACGGCACGGACGGATATGTCATCACGATTGACAACAAGCTTCTGACAGGAAATGAGCAAGTCGGTGTAGATTTGATCGGAAAAGAACTGGTCGGCATGAGACTAAGGCCATTCTCTTGTGACAGCATAGCAATCGGATACGCCACATTCGGAGATAAAATTACATTTTCCGACATTAAAGGCAATATTTACTATTCATATCTGACAGATGTAGACTTCGCATTCTCTGGCAGTACAAGCTTCTCTTGTAATGCAAAGAGCATGGAAGATATTGACGCAGATTATCCCGACAGTATGCAGGTAGAAGTTGATAACCTTAAGAAAGATTCCGAAAAGAAAATCACCGCTTACGATGCAAAATTAAAGCAGATGAACGAATTAGCTGCAAACACACTTGGATTTTATTTTACTGAGGAAATTCAGCCGGACGGGTCTTCAATATCATATCGTCATGACAAACCATCCTTGAAAGATTCAAAAGTGATTTATAAAACAGGTGTAGATGGATTCTTCTTGTCAGTAGACGGAGGCCGGACTTGGAAAGCCGGATTTGACAGCAACGGTGATGCAGTGCTGAACATTCTGTATGCTATCGGTATACAGTCGGATTGGATCAATACAAGAGGATTCACAGCAAAAGACAATGACGGCAACATTACGTTCCGCATTGACGCAGAGACAGGGGCTGTCAATCTTAATGCTACAGAACTCACAATCAAAGGAAAAACGCCTGAAAATGTCGCAAATGCCGAGGTTGAGAAATTTATTACAGAAGTGTATTCTCCACAGATTAAGGTTCTTCAGGAGCAGATTGACGGGCAGATAGAAGCATTCTTTGGAGACTATGTTCCTGATGGTAACAATGAACCGGCATCCACTTGGGCAGATGATACAATCAAAGAGAAACACTTAGGTGACCTGTTTTATATTGTAAACAACGAAGAATATGGCGGGCAGGCTTACAGGTATGCAAAGATTAATGGCGAATACAAGTGGGATTATGTAAAAGACACTGCGGTGGTCAAAGCTCTGGCTGATGCAGCACAGGCACAAAACACGGCAAATGCAAAGAAGAGAATTTTCGGAGCAGAGCCGGTGCCGCCTTACGATATTGACGATTTATGGGTTCAGGGAAAGACAGGGGACATTCTTAAGTGTCAAAAGGCAAAGGCGGAGGGCGCAAGCTATGACGCCGATGACTGGGTGAGAGCATCTAAATATACAGACGATTCCGCAATTACAACATTTATCAAGGGCGTTTTTGCCGATACGATTGAAAGTCTCCAAGAACAGCTTGACGGTAAGATTCAGACCTGGAGCCAGGATACAGACCCGGCGCTTGAATGGACAGAAACAGAAGAGATTCCGTGGACAGATGTTGACGGAAATTCTATTCTGGATGTAAGCGAAAATGAGATTTTAATTGTTTGGGAAAAAGGTAAATATATCCACAAAGGAGACCTTTGGCAGAATACTGCAAATAACACGCGTTGGCGTTGGGATGGAAATAAATGGGTAGAACAGGAAGTACCAGACTATCTGTTTGATAAGATTGATGGAAAAGCGGCAGTTTATTTTGAACAGCCTAAGCCACCATACAACATGGGAGATTTCTGGGTCACATCAAAAGCAGACGGCGAAGCTTCTATTAAAACAGCGGTTAGAAGTCGGTCGGATGGTGCATTTACCGATACTGACTGGATTGATTTCAAATATGTGGACAAAACCGATATTGATAATGCAGTCAAAGAGTATGACACAAGTCTTGGACAGGATGAAGTATTTAATAAGCTTACTAATGGCGGTGAAGAGCAAGGCATATATATCAAGGACAAGAAGCTGTATATTAATGCAAATTATATCCTTGCAGGCGTTTTAGCAGGCAAATTTATCAACGCAAAAGGGATTAAGGTTATTGATAAGGACAACCAAACAACCTTATACATTGATGATAACGGGAAAGTTCATATTCTTGCCACCGAATTTTCTTTGCAGGGCAAGAGCGTATCCGATATTGCCACGGATGCGGCTACGGAAGAAGCGAAGAAATATAAGACTCTAAATGTAATATTATCGAATGAGTATCAGGGTATTCCAACGGATGCGGAAGGCAATTACACAGCATTCCCTGAGTGCAAAACGACGGTGACGGCGTTATATGGCGATGAGAATGTTACAAACAGCGCAACTATAACGTTTACTGCCGGAAGCGGGGTTACGGGTTCAAAATCAGGAGCAACATATACAGTAACGGCACTTTCATCTGATACAGGAATTATTACGGTGTCAGTTTCTTATAATAATCTTTCTGTTGAGAAGCAGTTTGCAATTGCAAAACAGAAACAGGGTATTCAGGGATTGCAGGGTATTCAGGGAATAAATGGAAAAGACGGAATAAGCGGAAAAGACGGTCGGGACGGAAAGACATCTTATTTTCATATCAAATATAGTTCTGTTGCAAACCCGACTTCTTCCAGTCAGATGAGTGAAACGCCAAGTACCTATATTGGCACTTATGTGGACTATACAGAAGCGGATAGCGACGACCCTGGTAAATACACATGGAGTCGATTTGAAGGCAAGGACGGGGCACAAGGAATCCCTGGGACAAATGGAGATAACGGGCAAACATCTTATCTCCATATTGCTTATGCGACCAGTTCTGACGGAAAAACAGGTTTCTCAGTGTCTGATAGCGCAGGCAAGACTTACATCGGGCAGTATACCGATTTTAAAGAGAATGATTCTACAAATCCAAGTGATTACAGCTGGACGAAGATAAAAGGTGATACTGGAAACGGTGTATCTGTAATTGCGCAACATTACCTTGCTTCTTCAAGTTCATCAGGTGTGACAACATCCACATCAGGTTGGACGGAATCCGTGCAGACACCAACATCATCTAAAAGATATTTGTGGAATTATCAGACAACCACATACACGGACGGAACGAGTGTGAACACTACTCCACATGTTATCGGTGTATATGGAGAAAAAGGCGATGATGGCAAAGATGCGTCAGATATGACCCAGTTGGAGATTTTTAATAAATTAACCAACAACGGGGAAACACAGGGGCTATATCTTTATAACAACAAGGTGTATCTGAATGCCTCGTATATTGACACTGGCGAGCTAGCGGGATGGGAAGTCGGATATAAAAAACTTTCGGCAAAAAATGGCACGTATGGAGAAGTAACACTGGACGCTTCGACCGGAGAGATTTATTCGAAAACGAATACAGGGGTGTATGTACCAGGTTATGGCACATTGTATGGAACGCGAATTAGGGGAATTGATCTTTACACAGGAACCGTGCATGCGGGATCAATCTCGGTTAATACCAGTGTTTCGGCGGGCAGTGTTTCGGCTGGTACTATTAGCGCAACAAAGACCATTGAAGCGGACGGAATTATTAAATCTAATAGTCATATCGAAGCAAGAAATAACGGCCATTTTTACAGCGAAGGTACTGGCACAGATTTAGCTGATGCATCTATTCGAGGAGATTTAATCGTAGCCGGAGTAAGTCGCCTAAATAAAAGCGTGCAAATGAAAAACATTGGTACTGGATCAGGTACTGATTTAGTATTAACCTCATTATCAATGACAGGCGGCGGTTTTGTATTTAAAAAGGCTTCTTCATCAAAACGATACAAAAAACATTTGTCTTTCATGGAAGAATCAGATGTAAAAAATCTTTATGATTTACGACCAGTATTCTTCGAATACAAAGAAGGCTATTTGATGGAAAACGACCCTGATAATAAGCGCAAGATACCCGGATTTTACGCAGAACTTGTGGAAAAGTATTTTCCTGATGCTGTCAAATACAATGAAAAAGGACAAGTTGAGGACTGGGATCCGAAAAAACTCCTTCCGGCAGTGTTCGAGTTGGTACGACTGCAGAAACAGCAGCTAGATTCACAGCAGGAAACTATTAATAATCTTATTGGAAGAATTGAAAAATTAGAAAAGGAGATTTAAGGTATGCCAAAGTGGACAGATTATACTATAAAAACTACAGCAGCTGATAATGATGAGGTTATGACACTTGATGCGGCAGGAAAGGCAAATAAACGCCTTTCACTGTCTACTCTTTCAGACTGGGTACTTGGAAAAATTGCCGCCAAAGTATTCGAGAAGCTTCAGACGAACGACAAAACAATTCTGGGAGCGATTAATGAATTAAATATTATTATTGGCACAAATAACGCCGCCGCTCACAACTCCATCTATCGTGGCAAAAATCTAGGAACAGAATTTACATCAACAATGTCTACAAACGTCAAGAACGGTACATTTAAAGATATGTATTGTGGCGACTACCTTGTAATCAATGGAACTACATATAGATTTATGGATTTCGATTATTTATACAAAACTGGCAACACATCTTTAGATACTCATAGCATCTTAGTAGTTCCTGATGCACCGATGTACAATCATGTGATGAATAATACAAATACCACAGAGGGTGGTTATGTGGGTTCCAAGATGTATAAGTCTGGACTTGATCAGGCTCTTGCAAAGATTAAGGCAGACTTTGGAGAAGCTCACATTGTTACTTATAGAAATTTATTAGTTAATACTGTCTCAAATGGTGTTCCTGGTGGATGGGATTGGTATTCAAGACAGATTGACCTCATGAATGAAGAGATGGTTTATGGAACAAGAGCTTGGTCACAGGCTTCTCAGAATGGTTATGACACTGGCACAAATAAGTCTCAGTTAGCAGCATTCAAACACAACCACTCTCTCATCTCATCTTGCAGACCATGGTATTGGCTCAGAGCGGTTCGATCCTCTACGAATTTCTGCCGTGTGTACAGCGATGGGGGTGCGAACGACGGCGGTGCTTCTAATTCTGGCGGAGTGCGCCCTTACTTCCTCATCAACTAAGTGTAGCGGAGCGAAACGCAGCCTTAACGCTAAATGCTATAATCAGAATTAGGTAAGAATCTTTGTGAAAGGAGCGGGCAACATGACAACTGAACAAAAGAACGTCCTGAGAAAGATTATTTACGCAGTCGAAACCGGTGGACAGGTTTACGGACAGCAGGATTATTCAGACTTCACGGAAGCCTATGAGAATAATTCAGATGAACACGCAATCACAATCGGGGCAGGAGCATGGTACGCAACCGAAGCCAAGACGCTTCTGGAGCGGATTTACGATGCTGACCCGGAACAGTGGGAGAAGATAGACAAGGTCAGACTTTTAGAACAAGTTCAGACCGCAAATTGGGAATGCTTTAATATTTCCAGAGTGTCACAGCTTGCCGACACCATAATTGCCCTTATTTCGTCCAAAATTGGCGTTAAATGCCAAGATAGCCTTATGGATGAACAATTAGCCACCTATGCGGATGAAGCCTTTAAAAGGGGTGTCACGGACACTAGAGCGCAAGCTATGTGCGTGAACTTTAGACACCAAGGTGGACAGGGAGCAGTAACAAGGATTTTAGCAAAGACCCAGAAACCATATACACTCGATAATCTCTATGCAGCCTGCCAGACGGACACAGGGAATCAAGTGGGAGTATATAAGGACAGGCAGAGATTTGTTTATAACGCATTAAAAACATATTTTCCAGAAAGTGAGGATAAGAGCATGAACGCAATTGACAAATTAATCCAGATCGCAAAGAATGAAGTTGGATATCTTGAAAAAGCAAGCAATAGTCAGCTCGACAGCAAGACGGCAAACGCCGGAGAAAATAATTATACAAAATACTGGCGAGATATTAAGCCGGATTATCAGGGACAGCCGTGGTGTGCAGCGTTTGTTTCGTGGTGCATGATGAAAGCATTCGGCTTAGACACAGCAAAGAAACTTTTAAAACATTGGCCATACGTTTACTGCCCGACAATGGCAGATTTGTTTACTCTGAACAGCAATCCGAAAACTGGTGATATTGTAATTTTCAAACATAATGGAGAATTTACGCACACTGGAATCGTAATCAAAGTGTCAGGAGATCGGTTCTGGACAGTCGAAGGAAATACTTCTGGTGGCTCTACAATTATTGCAAATGGCGGTGGTGTGTGCCAAAAAAGTTACTACAACAGCAACCTCCCGGGAACAAAATTCTGCACTCCAAACTACAATTTAGTTAAAAATACAACATCAGTTTCAGACTCAGATACAGTCAAAAAGCAGAACACAAGAGCCTACATTGCACAGATAAAAAAGGACACAAAATGTTATACAAAATCAAACAAAAATAGCCTATCTAAACTGTTTCCGAAGTTGAAAAAAGGTGCAGTTGTAGAGGTGATGAAGTACACAGAAACTGACAGTTCCGGGCTGAAATGGTACTTCATCCGCATCCCACATCCGACAGAAGGGTTTGTTTTTGAATTTGTCCCAAAAGGAACATTTACCAGAATTTCAGAAATTCATAAATAAAAACTCCCGGGGATAGTACCCCGGGAATCATGCTTCTTATAACATATTGTATCATTTCGTTTTGTAAATCCTATTAGTTCGTTGGACACACGTTGGTCACAAATAAGAAAAAACATTTCCTAATTAAATATCCTCTAAAGTACTGTATTTAAAGGACTTTTTGACATTTGCATAGTTCTAATTTAATGTCCTAATTAAATACAATTAGAATAATGAAAATGAAATGAGTGAATTCCTTGCAAAATCGCTGAGAATGTTGATTTTACAAGGGTTTCACGCGTTTTTATGTTCTGAATTGTGATGAATAAAATTGATAAAATAAGATTCCGTTAGTCACAGTTAGTCACAAATGGGACTTTTATCTTTTCAATCTCTGTTCGGAGTTCTTCTAGTGTCCTGTGTCCATATACCGCGTTTGTAACATCTCCACCAAAAGAGTGACCCAGCATTCGCTTCCGGTCGTTCTCCCGGACGCCGTATTTTTCACATAACATGGAAAAAGTATGGCGGCAGTCGTGTGGCGTGTGTTTCGGATCGCCAACAATTCCAAGACGTTCAAGCGTAGGATAGAACAGGGCGTTGCGGTGGTGCTGCTGAGTATATACGCATAGTTTTCCATCTTGTGTCAGCACTTTCTGTTCGACAAAATGGTATATAGCGGGATGTATCGGGACAATTCTGTTTTTACCGGCTTTTGTTTTGATACCACCTTGGAAGTATCTTTCTTCTAAGTTGGTTGTAAGTTTTAACACTTCACCGATTCTCCAGCCGGAGTAACACATAATAAGAATGAGCTGCACTTCTGGATCGTCGGTATTATTCCATAGCACTTGCATTTCCTGATCAGAAAAGGGCGTTCCATGTTCGGTGTCATTATCAGCATTGACATGGACATATAACGCCTTATTTTCCGTTACAATTTCTGAGTAAACAGCATATTTATACATCTGCTTGAACAGCGTAAGAATCGCCATAAGACTCTGACGTTTTAACGGGCAGTCATCAATTACCTTTTGCAGATCAGGCGCTTTTAAATCCTCAAAGATACGATTGTACAGAGTCGTGCAGTTCGAGTAAGCGGTCTGGTAAGCTATTTTTGAACTATAAGAAAGTTTTGAACCCTCTGGAAATTTCCATGCGTAAAACTTCTTATATACCTCTGAAAACGTCAATTTCTTGATTTCCGGGTGTTTATCCTCGACACCCTTGATTGTGTTGTAGTCAGCAATCAAACGAGTAACAAGGGTATCTACGTCCGTTGTAGGTGATATCTCAAGGTCTCGTTCCATCCCTGGCTGATATGTTCCTGCCTTGTATGCGGTCAGTACAGTAAATCCTTTAATCCAGTCGTCTACATAGCAGATTGCAGGCGGTCGGACGGGTTTTCCGGTCTTTTCATCCAGTACTGCCGGAGGATGGACCGCAAACGGATTCCTGCGGTTGCCGCCCAGGTACCGTATTGTTCCGAAACTGTTAGGGAGCTTCGGGTATTTCTTTCTTTTCTTCGCCATTTTTATTCCCTCTTTCTGTAGCTGTATTTAGGTATAAAAATAACAGCCGAACAAACTTTCTGACTTGCCCGACTGCTCCGAAGATGATACAATATGTTTTGCCAGAATATTACATTTCTTCGGAGATGTATAAACGCCACCTCGGTACGCCAATGCCGGGGTGGTTTTTATTAATTATGCGATTTCCAATTGACTCTCATTACAATTCCTACAATCCAATAAATTCCACCAGTGAAGATTCCTAAAATGAAAATCCAAAACCAACTTAAATACCATGGCATTTTCCGTCTTATATACGGCGTACTTGAACTTGCCGCTGAGGACGCAGAGGAAGATGCAGAATTGTTAATGATGATGTCTCTGTTGTTAGAAGTCAACTGCTCTACTTGTTTTCCACACTTAGGACACACTACGCAGTCGTCGTCGATAAGTTCTCCGCAGTGCTTACAATATTTTTTCTTTTCATTCATGATAAACACCCTCCTGATATGTTTTCGCCGCGCTTCGCACTTTCCATGCGGATTATGTATTTTGTACCGCTGATTTTGCAATATTATGTAAAGTACGGTTATTCGTGGTATTTTTATTTTATCATTTTAAGAGCATGTTGTAAAGATTTAGAATGAAATAGAGTGATTTAGATGAAAAAGAAATGTTTTTTTCTATAAAATAGTGAGAGTTCATGTATATCATTGGCAGTTGCCAAGAGTCGGAATAGGTGGTATAATAGCAAAAACGAACTAATGTTCGGTTCTATTCCCCACAGCCGGACATATACTGTAATGTAGGCGGTAGTTGCGACAGGGAGGGTTATTATGGATTATAAAGAAAAGATATTGTTACTTTTAGAAAAGGTCAAATCAGAAAGTACATTGAAGCGTGTATATAAATTATTAGAATATCTCTATTTGAAAGAAAAGTAAAAAGAACGAGCCGAGGATTGATTCCCCGGCTCTTTTTCTTAGTTGTTTTCCAGTTCTTCAAGAATCTCCTGAAGCTGTTTCCATCTTTCCTCACTTAGTTTTGAGAACTTCACGAGGATTTTCTTTGCAAAGTCGTTATCTCCTGTCATAACCGAATCTACGATAGCCTGCGCATCGCTATCGTCATCCTGGAACATTTCCCCGGTTCCGTTTACGAGCCAGTCGTAGTTGACTTTGAACTCTCGGCAGATTGATTTGACGACTATATCTTTTATTTCGATTCTATCACCTTCGATATTTGCCATCATATCTCTGGACAATCCAATTCTTTGTCCAAACTCTGTCTGAGTAAGATGTAGTAATTTTCTTACTTCCTTAATGCGGTCATTCATTTCCTCACCTCCTTGAAACAATTATACCATATAGAAATGTGTAAATCAACACAAAAATATTTCAAAAAGTGTTGACAAACACTTTAAACGTGTTATAATGTGTATATCAACACAAAGCAACGCAAGAAAGAGAGGAAAAAAGGATATGGCTCTAGCAGGAAGCATGACGATAAGCATATATGATTCTGAAATTAGAAATATTTACCATGACTTAGGATACTGGATAATTAATCTGTGTTATTGGTATCCAGATACAAAGTACACTAGGGAACAGGCGATAGAAGCTTTTAAAAATAAAGATAAATAGCCGAAACGGTCAGCAATGACCGTCCACCGGGAATGACCGCCCGGTGCTGATGATGGCAGGTTCAAAGTCAGGTGTCCAAACGGAGTAAGACTATAAACTGAAAGGAGAATATATATGTCAGAAGAAAAGAAAAATCTTATCAGAGATGTGACAACCCGTCTCGATAAGCTACCGGATGATAAAAAGAATTATCTTCTCGGGTACATGAACGGAGTTATGGATAATGAGAAAATTCATAGTTCCAAGAAAGAAGTAGTTAATTCAAATTAGAAAGGAGAAGCATGAACGAATTAAGAATCACAGAGTACAAGGGCATTCGAGTTCTTACTACTCAGCAAATTGCGAAAGCGTATGAAACTGATAGGAAAGTAATTTCCTACAATTTCAATCATAATAAGGAAAGATACGCAGAAGGAAAACATTATATTTGTCTTACAGACGATGAATTAAAGGCGTTTCGTGAAATTCACGATTTGCCGACCAATCTCAATAAATTATACCTCTGGACAGAAAAAGGAGCTTTTCTCCATGCCAAGTCGCTGAACACCGATAAAGCGTGGGACGTATACGACAGGCTTGTCGATACATATTTTGAAAAGCCGCAGGCAAAACAACTTTCTCCAGTGGAAATGATGCGTATTCAGCTTGGAATGATTGACGATCACGAGAACCGCATTAATAACCTTGAAAATACCATGACTATTGACTATGCACAGCAGGAATCTATTAGAGACTTAGTGTCAAGTGTCGTAATTGCTCACCTTGGTGGGAAAGAGTCAAATGCTTACAGGGAAATTGGTAAGAAAGTATTTGCTGAATGCAACAGGGATATAAAGACTTACTTCGCAGTAAATGTCCGTAATAACATCCCTAAGCTGAGATTTGAAGAATCTATGGAATATGTCAGAAATTGGCATCCATGCACTAATACAGTAATGTGCATCAGGGACTGCAATGCTCAAATGTGTATTGAGTAGAAAGGAGCGTAAATGGACGCATTGCAATTTAACAAAGCCGTCAGCCAACACTGCAAAGAATCTGGTGGAGACTGTTGCAAATGTGACCTACGGCTTTACTGTTACCTATCGCCAAGTGAGCGACCAGATGAGTTAGTGAGCCTGGTTATTGATTTTTTGCATAACCACATTGAAAACCATGGTCATTATACCCATCACAGTGCGGCTTCATTTCCGTGTATTGATGATATGGACATGAGCACCGCAGTAGGCGGCGACTGTTACCAGAAACCTCATACTCTTCATAAACAGTCACGTGTTTGTGAATCTTGTGGCAATGATACAGTCGTGTAATTGTTTCAACCATATAATTCCCCTTTCGTTATACTCGGCATGTCGGTGCCTGTAAATGCATTATAGGTAGAGGGGAAAGGAAATACAATAGGTTGAATAAAAATCGTATTAAGAGATAAAAGCAAAGTAAGGAGGTAAAAAATATGAAACGCCATCCGATTATGGAATATGTGATTCCAGCAATTGTAGCAAGTGTGACAACAGTTTTAATCCGTTTAGTGCTAGGGTGGTAAGAATTGAAGCAATAATGAAAGGAGTAAATATATGAGCGAAGTTGATGCTTACATCAAGGAAAATACAAGGAGGAAAACCAATCAATGAAAAAATTCGAACTGACAGCAGAGTCAAAAATCAACATCTTTGGAAAGAAGCTTTTCCGTATCAAGGCGCTTATATCATTTGGAGATGTAGAAGAGGGAGAAACTGGTGGGTGGATTGAGAAAGAGGAAAACCTTGAACAGTCCTCCGGCAATGCATGGGTCTACGGCAATGCAGAGGTCTACGGCAATGCAAGGGTCTACGGCAATGCAGAGGTCTACGGCAATGCAAGGGTCTCCGGCAATGCAGAGGTCTACGGCAATGCATGGGTCTACGGCAATGCAAGGGTCTCCGGCAATGTATGGGTCTACGGCAATGCATGGGTCTACGGCAATGCAGAGGTCTACGGCAATGCAGAGGTCTACGGCAATGCAAGGGTCTCCGGCAATGCAGAGGTCTCCGGCAATGCAGACTATACAACCATTCATGGTTTCGGCACTCAGTTCCGTACAACTACATTCTTTCAGTGCGAAGATAAGCAGATCAGAGTATCTTGCGGTTGTTTCTTAGGAACAATTCCAGAGTTCCGCGAACAGGTAAAAAATACCAGAGAGGGCAAAATTGCGGAAGAGTACCTTATGATTGCCGACCTGATGGAAAAGCATTTTGTAAAAGAAAAAGAAAGTGGTGAATAATTATGACCCCAGAAGAAGTAAACCTTTACGTCAAAGAAAATGCAGAAGTTCATCAGTTCGCTGCAGAGGTTGCAAGAATCATATCAGGCATTCCACAGATGCCGGAATTTTCAAACGAACGCCTGACAGTATCAGACGTGAGCAAAATGACAGGCATTCCTACACCATCTGTCAGAGCAGGAATCATCTATGGATGGTTGCCTATCGGTACGGCGTATCGTGGGAATAAAGTGATTCACGACAGAAAAGGTTCTGGCAGAATAGAATTTGTTATCTCTCCAAGAAAGCTCTGGGAAGAAACAGGATATGTCTGGAGAGGAAAAGAAGCATTAAAGTGATAGTGCCCCGGAGGGAGTCGACATCTCCGCCCCGGAGCTTTGCACCAACTAAACCACACTTAGTAGGTACAGGTTAATTATAACTTCGTATCTGCTAATTGTAAATACCAAAAAGGAGAAATTAGCACGATATGAGCAGAAATAGCACAAATAAATGTGAAAACGTTCCGACATGGGACGAACTTGAGTTCATTCTTGCGACAGAAATTGTCGAAGAAAGTAGAAAAAAAGCAAGAAAATGGTTTATTGCATGGTTGGTCACAACTTCCGCACTGGTAGCCAGCAACCTTGCATGGATTGTAGGAAAGGTAAGATGAAACAGTATATCATCATTGCGGCGTGTGTTCTTGCTGGTAAATACATAGACATACCTGTCTGGCTGAACATTGCTTTTGCGATTACTACATGCTGGACAGTTAAGCAGATCAATAAAGAATGGGAATAAATACAGGAGGGAAATGAAAATGTTCGAAAAAGAAATAGATGAACTGTACGGACTCTGTAAAAGAGTTGCACATGAAGTTCCAGATGCATTCATTAATTTTGATTATTCTTCAATAGGATTGACGGTATACGGAACAAAAAATAAAAAGGAACTTTATGAACGCGGAAAATGCGAATTTCAATGGGACATATCCGAAAGAATCTACAATGAGCCTGAACTTAAAGAATATAGTCTCACTGCATATAGAACCATAAAAGAATATCTTTTGGGACTCCTGATAGATGGGAAGTGTCCGCATGAATAAGCAGGCTGCAATCTTAAAGCTCTTGCCAAGTCTGGAAATCGTGAGTTGCATTAATGAGCTTCTTCGTGAGCTTCAGTCAAGAGGCGATTATATCCTTGACTACGAGAACTGCGATATGTCACTGGACCATATCGAATACCACAAAGCCGAAGATATCGACGGAGAGAAGTTCGGGGATGCATCAGATAACCTTTATTGCTTTTTTAAGGCGGTGTAAGCATGGATGAACGCATTCAGGAAGTATTGAGATTAATCGACATACAACTTGCTACAGTGCCGGATAACCCGATTGAAGAGCAGTATAAGGCAAGAACATTGGCAAACTATGTACAGGCTTTAAATGGGCTTTTAGTGGCTCAGAAAGCATATAAGGAGGGAAGTTTATGATAACTCTTGAAGCAAGCAGATTTATGGTGGCATGTGAAGATTATGAATCTAAGGTATTTATTCGAGATCGCAACGGTATTAAAGAAGTTACGGAATCTATGAACGACGAGGATAAAAATGAACTGATAAGTGATTTAATATACGTCGTTTCAAAACTGGTCAAAGAGAGGGGATGCTCATGAGTAATTTTGAAATCCGTATTCCGGCAAGGAAGAAACAGCCTGTAACCGATAAGGATAACCCAGTTGTGAAAGTATCAGCAGGTGCATACAACGCACTGGTTGAAATCTATAACGAATCAACCTTATCAATGAAAGATATTGCGAGTTTGCTGATTATTGAGAGCAGTAAGCATGTGGTTTATGACAAGGAGGAATAGTAATGAATATATATGAGAAATTAGGGATTATTCAGTCAAAGCTAAAAGCCCCTAAAGGACAGTATAATTCCTTCGGGAAATATAAATACAGAAGTTGTGAGGACATTCTTGAAGCAGTAAAGCCGCTTCTGGTAGAAACAAAGACAGTGTTATGTATCACTGATCAGATGGAAGTGGTCGGGGACAGAATCTATGTAAGAGCAGAAACGCATTTAAAAGATGCAGAGGATTCTTCTTCTGAAATCGTAACAGTTGCTTATGCAAGGGAAGAAGAGTCAAAAAAAGGCATGGATTCTTCCCAGGTTACAGGCACAGCGTCATCTTACGCAAGAAAGTATGCACTGAATGGTTTGTTCTGCATTGATGACAACAAAGACAGTGATTCTACTAATACAGGCAGCAGCGGAAAAACAGCAGCTAAAAAGCCAGAATCAAAAGAACCTGTTGAGATGATTACTTCAGAAAATGTAATGAGCATCCAGAACATCATTGACAAATATCCGAATTCTAACTTGTTTGAACAGATTAAAACTCGTTTCAAGGTAGACGATGTGAAAGGACTCACAAAAGAAAAAGGGCAAAAATGTCTCAAAATGTTGATTGAGTACGATAAACAGCATAGTGGAAAGGAATAAAAAATGAACAAAGTTATTCTTGCAGGACGATTTACAAGAGATCCAGAAGTCAGATATACAAATGATGGAACATCAATCGCAAGATTTTCCATTGCAGTCAATAGAAGATTTGTAAAAGAGGGTTCTGATCAGAAAGCTGACTTCCTTAATTGTGTTGCATTTGGAAAGTCTGCGGAATTTATCGAAAAATATTTCAGAAAAGGAATGAAAGCAGATTTATCTGGAAGAATCCAGACAGGATCCTATACGAATAAAGACGGCGTGAAGGTATATACAACAGATATCGTTGTCGAGGAAATCGAATTCGGCGAAAGTAAAGGTTCTTCACAGGCACAGACAGCATCGCCTACACCGAATCCAGAAGCCGACCCGGACGGATTTATGAGTATTCCAGATGGAATTGATGAGGAGATGCCGTTCGCATGATACAAATTGATAGCAGAGAACATCAGAAAGTTATTGATGGCATTAAAAAGGCATTTGACGAGGCAGGGGAAAAATGGTTCGTGTCAAAGCTGTATGTAGGTGATTACATGAATTATGATAACCCGCGTTTGGTAGTTGATAGAAAACAGAACCTTGCAGAGTTATGCGGAAATGTATGTCAGCAGCATGAAAGATTCCGATCTGAAATTATCCGGGCAAATGAAGCAGGAATAAAACTTGTCTTCTTATGCGAACACGGGAAAGGAATCGAAAAGCTGGACGATGTTCTCTGGTGGGAGAATCCCAGGGCGAAGAAGCGGGTTAAGAAAAATGGTATCTGGATTGAGCAAGAACAGAAAGTTATGCACGGCGATACGCTGTACAAAATTCTATGCACAATGCAGAGAAAATATGGCGTTGAATTCCTATTTTGTGACAAGAAAAATACTGGAAAACGAATAATGGAGATTCTGTCGGATGAACAAAGAAACAATTAAGCAGCAGAACAGTATGAGAGATGTTCTTGCCAGATACGGAATGATTCCGAACAGAGCTGGCTTTATCAGCTGCCCATTCCATTCCGGTGACCGTACTGCTTCATTGAAAATTTACAAAGACAGCTACTATTGCTTCGGTTGTGGTGCGACAGGTGACATATTTACATTCGTTCAGAACATGGATAATTGCGATTTTAAGACAGCCTTTCAGATTCTTGGCGGAACATACCATAAACCTGATTTTTCGTCCAGAATGGCAATATATCACGCTCAGAAGCAAAAAGAAATGAGAGAGAAAGCAGAACGGAAGAAGAATGAAGAATTGCAGGAATGTTTGTCCGATATTGACTTTTACAGGTCTATTCTTGACAGAGTAAGGCCATTATCAGATGGCTGGTGCGAAGCATGGAACAAATTACAGCTTGCATTATATAAGCATGGATTCATAACAGGATTGGAAGAAGGTGATTAAAGAAAATGGAACAGATTAATAAACTCACATCGGAATCAATTCTGGAAGAAGAAGTGTTTAATGAGATATTCAAACAAGAAGATGAGATTTACAAGGCACGTTTGACATTGACGCTTCTGGACAGGGCAAAAGCACTTGGAGTTAAAAAGAAATTTGAAGATTTACTAAAAGCTTACACCAAGGTTCAGAAACAGATAATCGAGCAAGAGAAAAGCAATAGGACGTTATCTATGCTGGATCAGTGGACGAACTTCTCTGATTGCGAATACGACAGAATGAAGTGCCTTAATTGGGTGGCGGATGATGATGGAATCAGAATATCAAATACAAATCCAGGATCACCGGACATTATAGCTTGTTATCACCCTATTCTTCCAATCGAACGAATGAAGAATCTGGAGACCGGGGAGGAACAAATAAAGTTAATCTATAAGAGGAATAATAAGTGGTCAGAGGTTATTGTTCCAAAAACCATGGTTGCGTCAGCGAGCAAAATTGTTGGTTTATCTGCGCTTGGGATTTCAGTGACATCTGAGAATGCGAAGTTTCTTGTACGGTATCTGTCAGACGTTGAGAATGCAAATGACGATTATATCAACATTCAGTATTCCTCCAGCAAAATCGGGTGGATCAGGGATTATTTCCTTCCCTATGACAAGGATATTGTATTCGATGGAGATATGAGGTTCCGACAACTGTACGAAAGTATCAGCGTAGGTGGCAGCAGAACAGAATGGTATGAGCATGTGAAGAAGGTTCGTGCTACTGGAAGAATAGAACCTAAAATTATGTTGGCTGCAAGTTTTGCAAGCATTCTAATTAAACTGGTTGGTGCTCTTCCATTCTTTGTAGACTTATGGGGAGAAACAGAAGGTGGTAAGACTGTAACGCTTATGCTAGGGGCTTCTGTCTGGGCGAATCCGGGTGAATCACGATACATAGGAGACTTCAAGACAACAGATGTGGCTCTGGAAGCAAAGTCTGATATGCTCAACAACTTACCGCTGATCCTGGACGATACTTCCAAAGTGTCGGCTAAAATCCGGGATAATTTCGAAGGAATTGTATATGACCTGTGTTCTGGAAAAGGAAAGAGCCGTTCCAACAAGGAGCTGGGTGTTAATCGGGAGAATCGCTGGCAGAATTGTATCCTTACTAACGGTGAACGTCCACTGGCCGGGTATGTCAGCCAGGGCGGAGCGATTAACCGAATCATCGAGGTTGAGTGTTCTGAGAAAATATTTGATGATCCGCAGCTTACCGCAGATACGCTTAAAAAGAACTACGGGTACGCAGGAATTGATTTTGTGAATGTAGTTAAGGAAATGTCCATTGACGATATAAAAGCCATGCAGAAGCATTTTCAGAGTCTTATACAGGATGATGATAAAATGCAGAAGCAGAGTATATCAATGAGTATTATCCTGGTAGCAGATAAAATCGCAACAGATCAGCTGTTCCATGATGGCCAGTACATTGACATTGAGACGGCTAAGAATCTTCTGACAGAGAAAGAAATGGTATCTGAAAACGAACGCGCTTACTGGTTCGTGCTTGATAAGATTGCCATGAACGGAATTAAATTCGATGATAACCCAGATATAAAAACAGAAAGGTGGGGAATTATCGACAATGATCCGGTAGAAAAAACGTCAACTGCAATAATCTATAGCGCAGCGTTTGATGATTTATGCAAAATCGGAAGATTCTCCAGAAAAGCATTTTTGTCATGGGCTGTCAAGAAAGGACTTGTGGAAACCGACAGCAGAGGATATCCGACCAAAGCAAAAAAACTTGACGGAATTGTCACCAAATGTGTGTTCTTGAAAATTGTAGATGAAATTCCAAAAGGTTTTGTGAATTGTAATGATGATTTTGAGATTACAGACGATATTGTGTTTGATTAACAAACAATTCGTCCAAAAGGTAACCGGGTAACCTAGGTAACCTTTGATTCTGCATATATATATTTGAGTATTTATATGCACATATTGAGTATAAAAGTTTCCCTATATGAGAAAGTCAGGGTTACTCGGTTACTCGGTTACCTACCTGTAAAATCAATGGTTTACACGAATTAGTACGGTTACATCTCGGTTACTGTGGGTTACTTATATTAAAATAATATAAATATATTATATTTATAAAATAAAATTAAATAGAGCGTATACAGTATATTGTATACAATATTCAAAGGAGATGATAAAAATAAAAGTAGAAGCAAAGGATATTCCGTATATTCAAAAATTTATGACTGAATTTTGGAAAACTATAAAAGATTTCTATTCAGCCGAACTTACAGACGAATATTCTAAGCAGGCCACTGATCGTCTGATAGAACTTGGAGAGTATGCGGAAATGTGCCCTGATGATAATGATAAACAGTTTATCAAGAATTGTCTAGTTGCTTTTAATAAGTTATTAGATTCCAAACAGAGGGAAGTGAGAAAGAATGTACAAACAGAAGTATAAAGAAGGTCAGCAGATTCACAAAGACATATATCTGTACATCTGCCGGTATATCAAGGAACATCGGTACGCACCGTCTTACAAAGAGATTGCTGATGGTGTCGGTGTGTCAAACGCCACAGTGCTTCGCCACATGGACATGCTGCGAACAGATGGGCTGATCGAAACAGATCATCCGAAGACACCGAGAGCATTCCGGCTGACAGGATATGAGTTCGTGACAAGGAGGAAGAAGCATGAAACTGTATGAGCTGTTCAAAGGCGCTGAGTACGTTGGAGAGTTCACTCTTGATGAGATCATAAGCATCACAGGAGTACATCGAAGCGCACTACTCAACAGCGTGGCGCACGGCGTCCTCGTAAATGACTTGTGGGACGTCTCTCCGGCTTACGATCGGACTTTAAACCGAAATGACGACAATTCATTGCTTAAGCAATTTGAAGCCGTTACAGGGCAGATTAGGAGGTGTGTGAAGCGTGAGCAGTAAACTTAAAGCAAAGCCACGAAAACAGAGACTTCCTCTAGCTCAGCCTAATCAGGCAGCTCAGGCATTCGGGCGGGCAATGATCAACTGCCATAGCCAGATCAAAAGCATGGAGAGAGAATCTTATGAGAATGGATTTAACGATGGAGAAGATTGGGCTGATACGATTAATGTTGTTACGACCATGATGGCTCTGAGACGCTTATATGGCTTTTCTACAAAACGCTTGCTCACAGTCATGCAGACTGCCAACGAGTACGTTAAAATGGCAAACAGGGGCGAAATGAGCGTTCTGAGCATGATACAGGACATTGAAGAGAACACAGATGTAAGATTTGACGAGATGAACAAGAATCTGGTTAAGAAGATGGGAGTTTAAAATGAAATTTATAGATTTTTTCGCAGGAATCGGAGGATTTCGTAGGGGAATGGAATTGGCGGGGCATGAATGCGTTGGTTTTTGCGAATTTGATAAATTTGCTACTGCGAGTTACATCTCAATGCACTTGCTGACAGACGAGCAGCGAAAGGCATTGGAAGATATTCCTATCAAGAAAAGACAGAAAGAAATATTAAAGGAGGAATACAGAAATGGAGAATGGTACGCAAATGACATTAGAAGAGTGTATGCCGGAGACATTCCAAAAGCCGACTGCTGGTGCTTCGGATTCCCTTGTCAGGACATATCCGTTGCAGGAAAGCAAGCCGGATTTCAAGGAAACCGTTCAAGCCTGTTTTTCAGAGTTATGTACCTTGTCGGACAGCTCGAAGAAGAAAATAAACCCACTTACCTTTTCATTGAGAACGTTAAGAATTTACTTAGTGTTAATGGAGGATGGGATTTCGCCAGACTGCTCATTGAAATGGAGCAGGAGGGGTATGATGCAGAATGGCAAGTGCTCAACTCCAAAGATTTCGGAGTGCCACAGAACAGAGAAAGGTGCTTCATTGTCGGACATCTTAGAGGAAGAAGTACCGCAAAAGTATTTCCTATCGAAGGAACAGACGGAGAAAATAGTGTTTCGTTAAATCTTTTTGGTTGCCTTAATGGTAGAAATTCACAGCGAGACAGAGTTTATAGCGACAATGGGTTGGCACCAACAATCAGTACGAAGCCGGGAGGAAACACAGAACCCAAAGTATCCATATTATTTGATACAAGTTATATTGGCCAAGATGGAAAAGCACGCATATATGAAAATATTTGTCCAACACTAACAAGCAGAGATTATAAAGAGCCTAGAAGTGTCGGAGTAGTATGCAAGGGATGCAGCGATAAAGGCATCTGGAACAGTCACTGGGCGTGCTTCTTATACAAGATAGAGGGGATTGAAGGCTGTTACTGTAGAAAATGCGTAAAGGAAATCATGCGGGAGGAGGACCAAACATGACAGTAAAGCAGTTATTGGACGTTATAGATAAGAAAACAATGGTAGAAGTCAGAGGCGAGCACGACTGTGAACTTATATTTTCTACAAACAGAAATTGCGGATACTATACAAAAGACACTTTTGAAGAAATAAAAGAAAATACAGCCACACAGATTACTGCACTCGAAGAAGATCTGATTGTTATTTATATTGATTCTGAGATATGGAGGGAATAATCAATGGAAATGTCAATTTTCAAAAAGGATGGGAAGACCTACACCAGATTCAAGGTCACGCTAAAAGAGTTTAAATCTTGGCAAGCTTTACTCGAGGTAAAGTATTGGATTGATACATCAAAGCCGGTCAAGAAAAACAGCAGATACATTTATTTCGAAAAGGAGGGTGACCGGATTAATGGGAAGATGTAAATTAGACTGTCCGGACGGCGAAACAGAGTGCTGCATCTGCTGTACTAAGCATGATTCTTGTCAGTGCAGATGTGATGATATGGACAGTTATGAATATGCGGAGGAGTGTGAAGAATATGAAAATTAATGAATTAGGCTTAACAACAAGAACGCACAACATACTATTAAGAGCAGGCCTTACTACCACTGAGGAAATCAAAGAAAAATCAGATGATGATTTGAAAAGAATCAGAAATATGTCTGAGAAATGTTACAAAGAGATTAAGCAAGCTGTGTACTGTACGGACTGTAAACGCAGTATCTATGGAGAATATCATGATTGCGACATCAATACGGAAAGCGGTGGGAAATATCTCCGTGGAGATTGCGAGTGCCATTGTAAAGTATTTATGGAGGAATAAAAAATGCGCTTAATAGATGCAGACGAATTAATTAAATACATTAAAACTTGGGAGATTGGGACAAGTATTAGTTCCGACCAGAAAGAGTTTATTGATTGCGTCAATGAGCAACCGACAGTTTTTGATGTGGATGAAGTTGTTCAACAGTTGGAAATGTTAATCGAAGATAAAGTTTCAGAATCGGGTGACGATTGGTATACAGCCGAATGCCTGAATGAAACAGTTGAAATCGTGAAAGGCGGTGGAGTTGAATGAGAGAAATTCTTTTCAAAGGAAAGCGGATTGATAATGATGAATGGATTGATGGGTATTATCAGAAAAGACATGACTTTTTAGGAAACGAAGAACATTTAATCTTTTATGCAGACGGTCATACAGTATGGGATCATGCGGAAGTTAGCTCAGGAACCATCTGCCAGTTCACAGGACTTTGTGACAAGAACGGGAAGAGAATCTGGGAGAACAATGTTGTTTGGCTTGTTTGTAATGGTGAAGAACATGTTTATCAGATAGTTTGGGATAACTCTGAATTAGATTTTAAAGCGACCAATGGTGAAGAAAATTACGGATTGAATTTTGAATATTTACTATGTTGCGATGAAATTGAAGTTATTGGAAACATTTTCGACAATCCAGAATTATTACAGGAGGAACACAAATGAGTAGTGCAAGCGTAAGATTCGGAACAAAAGCGTATGTATGCGCAAGGTACTTCCTCAGACCGGGAAAGTGCTTCAAATACATCGACCAGCGTGGCGAAGATACCACGGAACACGTCTATGAGGTCATAGCATTATATCCATATTGTGTATTGTTAAGAGATACCAGAAATGGAGTTAGAACTTGCCCGGGGTATAATACTTTGAGCCTGATGCTGAGAGGAAGTGAAACGTATGAGTAAATCAGTATTAGTGATTGATACACCAGAAACTTGTGTAGATTGTCAATTCTGTTATGAATTAGATGAAGGGGTTGAAGCATGCTGTTCAATCTCAGATGACGATGTAGATTCTAAATGCAACAGCGATAACCCTGAAGATATGTTTCATTCCAATATGGTGCATCATGCGTATATTGGTATGAATAATTATTGTAACAGATGCGGGCAGAAATTAGATTGGAGCGAAAAAGATGGCGTACAACATTGATGAAAGCGTTATTGCTAAAAGCATTAAATATTACGGAGCAGAAATTCAGTCGACCGTCTGTATGGAGGAATGTGCAGAACTGATACAGGCAGTCAGTAAAGCGAAACGCGGAAAAATTGATAAAGACAATATGATGGAAGAAATTGCAGACGTGTTGATCTGCATTGAGATGTTAAAACAGATTTACAATATTCCAGATTGCTCAATTAAAAATTGGATTGAGCGAAAACAGGAAAGAATGCTGAGAAGAATGGAGAAATAGACATGGACGATAAAATATACAAAACGTGTGTTAAGAACGATAACGGGCTGTGTGACCGCAAAGGCATCCTGATAGAGGAAGATGATACCTGTGAAAAGCACACAGAAAATTGGATGGACTCTTTAATGGAGAAATTCATTCGAAAATCAATGTGGTAAGGACGGAAATGTCCTTGCCAGACGGGATATTTATTCGGAATTAGCAAATTTGAGAGGAACGATAATTATGTCAGACAAACCTACACCAGACATAACGCCAAACCTTGCTGTATCAGCATACCACGTATTGCAGCAATATTGCACTGGACAGCCAGCGGATTGCAAAGGCTGCGGATTCTACGAACACTGTCCAGAATGTTTTCAAGGCATACCATGTGACTGGAGCTTGAATGAAGAAGGTGAAATAAATGAAGCTGAGAAAGGCAACACTGATTGATTACGGAGTGCCGCCGGATGATATACCGACATTACAAAGCCACTTGCGGAATCTTAACGAGAGCGACAAATACAATCTGTTACAGGTATCTATTAAATATGCACCCGGAATTGAATCACAAATCTATGACAGTATTGTGAACGGTATTGGCTATCGAACGATGGAAAAGATCAGAACGGTTCCTGCAACAGAGAATGACTTCTATGGCTACAAACGCAAGGTCATGGCGGAATATTATCATCTGGCAAAATTGATTGGCAGACTTTAAAAAAAAATTAAAAATTTATAAAAGTGGTAGAGAGCTACATACGCCCTAGTATGGTATTATAGTATATATAACTATAACTATGCTAGGGGATTTTAATTCAGAAAGGATATGATTGGATGTTGATAGAATGGCAAATGATCAGAATTTAAATAATGGGGTGGCCACACAGTTTCGAGCAGGCGAGGAGCAGGCGAGAATTGCAAAAAAAGGTGGTATTGCATCAGGTCAAGCACGCCGTCAAAAAAAGACTCTTTCTGAATTAGCAAAAATGATAGCTGAGAATCCTGCCCCGACTGCTGCGAAAAAGAAACTCACAAAGATGGGAATATCTGATGAGGATGCAAATAATAATGCCTGTATTGTAGCTGCTGTATACGATAAAGCTATTAAAGGAAATATGCAGGCGGTGGACAAATGGGAACAGTTGGTAGCTGTATCAAAATCAGACGAAAGCAAATATGAACTTCCTGCCAGAGTACTTGGCAAGGCGTTCGTGGATATTAACCGACAGATTAAGCCTAACATTGAATATGTATTTGAGGGCGGTCGAGGTGGTCTGAAATCTTCATTTGTGGCTTTTAAGATTGTTGAACTTATCAAGAATAATCCTCAGATGCACGCCTGCATTACAAGACAGGTGGCCGGTACTCTGAAAGATTCTGTATATGCTAACATGAAATGGGCTATCAATGAACTGGGATTAATGGAAGAATTTGAATGCAAGGTGTCGCCACTTGAGATCAAGTATATTAAGACTGGACAGACAATATACTTCCGTGGTCTGGACGATGAAACAAAACTGAAATCTATTAAGCCAGAGTTTGGATACATCGGAATCCTCTGGAAAGAAGAAAAAGACCAAATGAAGGGAGATGCCCAGGAACGTTCTGTTAATCAGTCAGTGCTTCGTGGCGGCGATGAATCCTATGATTTTTCATCATATAACCCACCAAAATCAAAATCAAACTGGGTAAACAGGATCAAGCTTACACCTAACCCGAAAAGAGTTATCCATCATTCGAGTTATTTGGAAGCTCCGGCGGAGTGGCTCGGACAGAAGTTTATTGACGATGCAGCGCACCTGAAAGAAATCAATCCAGAAGCCTATGAGCATGAATACTTGGGTGTTCCGAATGGTGACGGCGGAAACGTATTTGAATATCTGGAGATTAGAGATATTACAGATGAAGAAATCAGTCGCATGGATCGTATTTTCGCTGGCGTAGATTATGGATGGTACCCGGATGCCTTCTGCTATCTCCGAACTTATTATGATTCTGCCAGAGAGAAAATATATCTGATTGACGAATTGTATGTAAATAAATGGAGCAACTCCAAGACTGCTGATTGGATCAAGAAAAAAGGCTATGACGATTATACGATGATATGTGATTCTGCGGAACCTAAGTCTGTGAACGACTTCCGGGATGCCGGACTCCCTGCAAGAGGAGCAATCAAAGGCCCGGGGAGTATCGAGTATGGTTTTAAATTTTTACAGACAAAGACCATAGTTATTGACCCCAAGCGAACGCCGAACGCATACAAGGAAATCACAGAATATGAGTATGACAGGGACAAAGAGGGAAATGTAATAAGTGGCTATCCTGATGGAAATGATCATGCAATCTCGGCGCTTAGATATGCTTATGAGCCATTGTTTAACAGGAGGGGGTACAGTGCATAATGAGTAAAATAGGAATAGAACTACCGAAAGAGTATTCGGACAGATTTGACAAATTACGCCAGAATCGAGTAGAAGTCAGCTTTTATAAATATGGCACAGCAGCAGACAACTTTGGAATGAAATTAGTAGATGCACTTGAATCACATGATATGTGCATTAAAAAATATAAAGAAACTGGAAACACGGAATATCTTTGCGATGCAGCAAATTATCTCATGTTTGAATTTATGTATCCACAGATTCCGAATGCATTTTTCAAAGCAACAGATAGCGGAGAGAGTGCTGGAGTTGCCGGAACACCAATAAATCAACTAAAAGAAAAATGGTGACTAAATGGGACTTATAACAACACTAAAAAGGTGGTTTAACATGATATTCAAAAAACAAGCCGAAGAGGACTTCAACATCCAGGCGGCAGAATTTCCAGAAATGGAATCGTTGATTAATAAATGTGCAAACATATATCGAGGCGTTCCATACTGGTTAGATGATAAGAATAATATCAAGACGATTAATTTCGCGAAATCCGTCTGCTCAGAAACAGCACGGCTCGCAACATTGGCGATTGGCATTCAGATAGATGGTTCCGCAAGGGCAACGTGGCTACAGGAGCAGATAGATAAAGTATATTTCCAGATCCGGCACTGGGTAGAATACGGCTGCGCTTACGGAACGGTGTTCATTAAGCCAAACGGTGAGAGTCTTGACGTATTTACTCCGGCAGATGTGATGATTGTGGATTATGATAATCAGGAAATCAAAGGGATTATATTTAAGGACTCTTATACGGTTGGGCGGAAATATTATACACGGCTTGAATATCATAGATTTGTTGAGACTACCGTGAATGGCGTGACAACCTATCCGTACTATGTTTCAAACAGAACTTATGTGTCAAAATCCCCTCAGAGCATCGGTGATAAAATTGATCTTAAACAGACCAAATGGGCTGGCCTCATGGCAGATACACCGCCGATACTCAAGGCAAACGGCGAGAAGCTGGACGGACCGTTGTACGGAATGTTGCGGACACCGCAAGCGAACAATGTGGATATCAGTACACCACTTGGACTTCCAATATTCGCTGAAGCTATTGAAGAATTAAAAGACCTCGATATTGCATACAGCAGAAACGTCGGAGAGATTTTTGATTCTCAGAAGATTGTTCTGGCAGATGATAGACTGCTGATGCCAAGCGGTGCACCTGTATCAGCCATGTCGCCACAGGGCATGGAGAACAGACGTAATGAGATGAGCTTACCGCATTTTGTCAAGAATGTATTCGGACAAGATGAAAAAGAGTTTTATCAGGAAATAAATCCGATACTCAACACAGATACCCGTATAAGCGGCATAAATGCCCTCCTTGGACAGATTGGATATAAGGTCGGATTCTCTAATGGATATTTTGTATTTAATGAAAAAAGCGGAATACAAACAGCCACAGAGGTAGAAGCAGGGCAACAGAGGTCTGTACAATTTATCAAGGACGTAAGAGACCAATTAGACAAAAGCATAAAACAAGTAGTATATGCGTTGAGCGTATATGCAGATTTATATGGATTGGCCCCAGTCGGTGCATATAAAGTTCAGTGCAACTTTGGCGAAATGGCATATTCTTATGAGAGAGACCGAGACAATTGGTGGAAGTATCGCTTACAGGGTGACTGTCCTCCTTGGATGTATTATGTCAAATTCGAAAATATGACAGAATCCGAAGCGAAAGCAATGGTCAAAGAAGCTCAGCCAGACGAACCAAAATTGTTTGGAGATGAATAGTTATGTTAAGCCCAGAATATTTACGGCAAATTACAGAAGGCAGCGAACAGATTGCGGAAGAATTGCATCAGTATATCATCTCTGAGATTGTGTCGAGGATGATGGCAAGAATCGGCAGGGGTGAGGACTATATTCTAACTAATGCTGATGCGTGGAGAATCAGAACACTACAGGAATCCGGTGAACTGTTAGAGGACATTCTGACGGAATTATCCAAATACACCAAACGTGAACAACGGGAACTCCTTGAAGCGTTTGAAGATGCTGGAATCACTGCAATGAACTATGATGATAAAGTATACAAGGCGGCAGGATTAAGCCCTGTACCGATCGAACAGTCGCCAGCTATGATAAGACTCATGGAGCGAAATATGCTTGCGACTATGGGAGAATGGCGGAACTTCACAAGGACAACTGCAAATGTGGCTCAGGCACTGTATATCAACCAATGTGACCTTGCATATAATCATGTAATGACTGGAGCAGTTGGATATACGCAAGCCATCAAAGAGGCAGTTAATAACGTTGTGAGTGATGGTGTTACTGTCACATACCCATCTGGCAGAAAAGACACGATCGAAACAGCAGTCGCACGTTCTGTCAGAACTGGCGTGGCTCAGGCGTGTGCTGATATTCAGTTGACAAGAATGAAAGAAATGGGATACGGTTTAGTACTGACATCGGCACATATAGGAAGCCGCCCAAGCCATGAAGTATGGCAAGGGCAGGTATTTTCTATAGATTGGGAAAAACTAAAAGAAATTAAGCCGGAGTTCTTCAAGGGGCAAGATACATCAGAATACCGTAAAATGTCAGAACAAAAAGTAAGCCGATATCCAGATTTTATTGAAAATTGTCATTATGGCGAAGCTGATGGAATATGCGGAGTAAATTGCAGACATCATTTTTCGGTTTGGGCGGAAGGAATGCCGAATCCCTATGCAGAACTATCAGCGCAGGATAAAGCCAACAAGGGAAAACAGTACGAAAAAGAACAGCGGCAACGTACTTATGAGCGAAGAATCCGCAAAACGAAGCGAGAAGTCCTTGGACTGCAAGCAGGAGTTGACAATGCACCGAACGAAAAGGCGAAATTTGCATTACAACAAGACCTTGACCGGAAGTCTTATCTTTTGCAGAAACAAAATGCTGCATATAAAGATTACTGCAAAGACAATGATCTAAGAGAGCTGCAAGACCGACTCACGATAGCTAAGTGGAACCGCCAGAACGCCGCAAAAGTCAGAGAAGCGGCAAAGAGATATAAAACAGCAAAGGGGATTGACTGATGGATAGATGGGAATATTATAATCCGAATCCCGTTAAGGATAAGAGAACAGGAGATTGCGTTGTCCGGGCAATATGCAAGGCAACCGGTTTCGACTGGGAAACAGTATTCGCCGGATTAATGGTACAGGCGTGCGCTTTGTCAGATATGCCAAGTGCAAATTATGTCTGGGGAGCGTACCTCTATAAACGTGGGTACAGACGCAAGCTGATTGAACAATCAGAACGATATATCTATACAGTCAACGACTTTTGCACAGACCATCCGACAGGCACATACATTCTCTGTATAGATGGACACGTAGTGACGGTACAGAACGGCAAATATTACGATACATGGGATAGTGGTAATGAGATCCCGGTATACTACTGGGAAAAGGAGTAGCTAAATGAGCATATCAGAATTTGTACAAGTATTCCTTTCAATTTGCGGAGGGGTGTCTATTGTCGGAGGGGCGGCAGCCGTAATCTTTAAATGGATTACCCCGGCATTCCGACTTAATAAGCGAGTAGAAACACTGGAAGAACATGATAGACGAGATTATGAAAGTCTTCGGAGAATCGCAGAACGAGATTCATTAATTCTGGAAGTGTTGTCGACCATGCTGGATAGTCAGATTAGTGGGAATAATGTAGAAGAATTAAAAAAAACAAAACAGAAGCTTACAAATTATCTTGCGCAGAATCAACGTTAGCATTAATAAGGGGTATACTCATGAAATTATATGTGTTCACGAAAAAAGATATAGACAGGTTCTTGATAGAGTGCAATTTCACACCGGACGAAGAAAGACTGTTCCGGCTGAGATGCAAGGAATATACGCTCGAATACTGCGCTGAACAGATGAATGTGAGCATATCTACCGTAAAGAGATTAAGCAGAAGAGTAAACAGTAAGATTATAAAAGTATGCTAAAAGGAGAGGCAATTTACCCCTCCTTCTTTTTATGCAAAATCTTCTTTTACAGCTCTTTCAAGCAATAAAATTACGTATTCTGGTGGATTTCTTTTACCGCCTTCCCAGTTTTCAATTGTCCTTTTGGGAATTTTGTATTTATCGGAAAAAGCCTGCTGGCTTAACCCGGAAATTAATCTAATTTCTTTGATGCTCATATTGTTCCTTTCTTTCTTCTTTTTATTTCCAACGCTTCACAATGTCTCCGTCGTAATGATCGGGCGCGTCCTCGTCCGGATTGATGCTTTCCAGCACGTAAAACTCCGATCTGTGTTTCTTTTTAAACCTTGTCAGATTTGACCATTTTCCCTCCGCTTCCAGAATGGCTTCTTCTTTGTTCTCAAATTCATCGATGAAACAATCACCGTCTGTATAATCCATAATTATATACTTCATTTTCCTGCCTCCTAGTTAATCCCGGTAACCTTAACTCGGGTTTGTAAAATATCCTCCGTGGGCTCCAGAATTTCAAAGTCAACGATAAGCTCCTCGCCGTCCTGATATACGGCGATTGCTCCGGACTCTAACAGCTCTTCCCCGTCCCCGTCTCCGTACCAGAGCTGACCGAAATAGTATTCCTCTCCGACCTCTATTGTGTCGTTCTGTCCGTAAACGTAAGATAATGTGTTTAATTTTATCATTTTTTATTCCTCCTTGATTTTTTGTTCTTCCCTGTTTCTGATGTTATCATACCACTCGTTGGGTGATATGTCAATACTTTTTTGATACTTTTTTGAACTTCTTAGATTAATACTTTTATGCAAAAATATAATCAGAAAGGCGGTGTATAAGATGGCATTATATAACAATCCTTATCAATATAGTTTTGGCGTTCCGGGGCAGATGAACCAGTTCCAGCAACAGCCTGTCCAGATTCCAGCTCAACCAGTACAGCAACCACAGCAGAATAATAGCGGTATCCTGTGGGTATCCGGCGAAGTCGGCGCAAAATCCTATCTGGTAGCACCCGGGACAAGTGTTTTACTGATGGATTCCGAATCAGAGAAATTTTACATAAAATCAACAGATGTATCCGGCATGCCGCAGCCATTACGGACGTTTGAGTATCATGAAGTAGGCACTCAGATGCCGCCTAAACAGCCTGTTCAGAACATGGACAGTAAATATGTTACTCGACAGGAATACGATGATTTGAAAGGCAAATACGAAGTTATCATAAACCGATTAAATTCATTTTCTGAACCTGTTAGGGCTAATACCGTACAGGAATCAGCGACCAAGGGAGGAAATGCAGATGAGTAATCCATTATTTAACGCACTTGGCGGCGGGATGCCGCAGGGAAACGGACCAATGCAGATGATACAACAGTTTATGCAGTTTAAACAGAATTTTAAGGGAGATCCGAAAGCAGAAGTCGAGAAAATGTTGCAGTCTGGAAAGATTTCTCAACAGCAGCTCAATCAAGTTCAACAGATGGCAGGGCAATTCCAGCACATGTTGAAAGGAATGAAATAGTACATTACAATCTGGCCAGATTGATGTAAATACACAAAAAGGAGATTATATTATGGATGGAAATTATAGCTTAGCAGATATTGCCGCTGCTACTGGAAACGGCAGAAATAATGACGGCATGTTTGGTGGAGATGGCAGCTGGTGGATTATTGTTTTATTTATTTTTGCTTTCTTCGGATGGGGAAACAACGGATGGGGCAATAATGGAAACGGCGGCGGATATGTAGCCACAGCAGCTACTCAGGCAGACATTCAGAGAGGATTTGACAATTCCGCAGTGATTAGCAAGCTTGACGGAATCAACAGTGGTCTGTGCGATGGCTTCTATGCCATGAATAATGGTATGCTTACCGGATTTAATGGAATCAACACAAACATCATGCAGACCGGCTTTGGCATTCAGCAGGCTATTAACGCTGACACTGTAGCAAATATGCAGAATACCAATGCGCTCCAGGCACAGCTTGCAAACTGCTGCTGCGAAACCAGAGAAGCAATTCAGGGCATAAACTATAACATGGCACAGAATACCTGTGCATTGCAGAACACCATGAACAGTAACACAAGAGACATTATCGACAGCCAGAACGCCGGAACAAGGGCAATCCTTGATTACCTGTGCAACGAGAAGATTTCTTCCTTACAGGCTGAAAACAATGATCTCAGACGCGCCGCTTCTCAGGATCGCCAGAGTGCGCTTCTCACAACTGCAATGGCTTCTCAGACACAGCAGCTCATTAATGCGATTAATCCAGCACCGATTCCGGCATATCAGGTTCCTAACCCGAACACATATTACGGATGTGGATGCGGATGCAATACTGGATGTAATTGCTGATAACTTCATATCGAGAGTATCTTTCGATTGATTTCGGATGTCGGCTTATGCCGTATTACACAGAGGGGCAGGCTGAGACCTGTCCTTTTGTGATATGAAAGGAGTATTTTTATGGCAGAATTTACAAATGTAGCTGCTCAGACGGTAGCAGCAAATGGAAATGTAGTATTTTCAAACACAGCAGTTAAAGGTTCTAACTGTATTCAGCACAGAGAGGGAAGTGGAATTATTACACTGAGAGGACTGACTAATCAGTGCAAAGCGAGATTCTTCGTGGATTTCTCCGGTAACATCGCGATTCCAACAGGCGGTACTGTCGGAGCTATTTCTCTGGCTATTGCAATTTCTAGTGAGCCGGTTCTTTCTTCTCAGATGATTTCCACACCGGCAGCAGTGGATCAGTACAACAATGTGTCCTCTGGCATTTATATTGACGTACCTCGTGGATGTTGCGTTAACATCGCAGTAGAGAATACAAGCGATCAGGCTATTTCTGTTGCGAACGCAAATATTGTCGTGACTAGAGAAGCGTAGGAGGTGTGATTATGAGAGATATTAAAGACTTATGCGCAAGAATCGAAGACGAGCTGTCCAAAATCGCTGATAATGGACTGACCACCGGAAATCTGGAAATGACATACAAACTGATTGATATGTACAAAGATATAAAGAACACGCAGTACTGGGATAAGAAAGCGGAGTATTACAACGCTGTCCTTGATGAAATGCGTAGCGGATACAATGACGATTACAGCGAGCGCGGAAGAAAACGTGACAGCATGGGGAGATACAGCGCAAATGATGGCAGAATGATGCCGGATTACGACAGGGGCAATTCTTATGCCAGACGTGGTGAACATTATGTCAGAGGACATTACAGTCGCTCTGATGGGAGAGACGCTTACGATGACTATATGACGCAGAAGCAAAGCTATCGTTCCGGCAAGTCTGAAGACTGCAAGAGGAAGATGCTTGCCGCTCTGGAAGAACATCTGGACGAGCTCACAACAGAAATGAGCGATATGTCTAAAGATGCGGAGTGCCGGGAGGAACGCGATCTTGTTAAAAGATATGTGGAAAAACTCCGGGATATGCTTTAAAAACACAAAAAGTGGTAGAGAGGTAGTTAAAAGAAATCTGTTATAATGTAATTGTGCAGCAGGAAGCACAAGTAAAACGGTTGTTTTGACATTTTCGTTTTAATCCTCCTTTCTTTAATTTAGTAGCTGGTGCGCACGCTTTAATGGAAAGTTAAACAGGTTCGAATCCTGTCGTGCGTATTTGCCGTCTGGCACGCAAGATGGCTCACCTCCTTGATTAAGGTTTTTGTTATTCATGCTTTTCTTTAAAAAAAGAATAAATATCCGAAACAACTCGTGGTAGGCATAACACGTTAAATACCTTGCTAACCCGGGAATCCGGGTTATGTGGAATGTAGCTCAGTAGGAAGAGCGGAGATGCTGAATTCTTGACGTCAGAGGTTCAAGTCCTCTCATTCCATTACCCTGCCAGTGGTCTAACTGGCTTAATCCATTTACCTGCGGCGGCAGGTCAATAAACACGACCAGGAGGATGTTATGCAGAAACTTATTGACACATTAAAATCATTTGGAATCGAAATCCCGGAAGATAAACAGGCAGATGTGAAGAAAGCACTCTCTGAGCATTACAAAAATGCTAAGGAAGTAGCAAAAACCCTGTCGAAAGTCGAGGGTGAACGTGATGACTGGAAAGAACGTGCTGAAGCAGCAGAAGAGACCCTGAAAGGTTTTGACGGTATCGACCCGGCAAATGTTAAAACCGAGTTAGAGACTTGGAAACAGAAAGCGGCAGATGCAGAGAAAGAATTCAACGCAAAAATCTATGACCGTGATTTCTCAGATGCACTTAAAACAGCACTCGATGATGTTAAATTTTCCAGTGAGGCTGCAAAGAAATCAGTCATGGCAGACATCAAAGAAGCTGGATTAAAACTGAAAGACGGTAAAATCCTTGGACTGAACGATCTGATCGAGCAGATGAAACAGTTTGATGCATCCGCTTTTGTGGATGAATCTCAGCAGCGGGCTCAGCAGCAACAGGCGAGATTTACCACTCATGTTGGACAGCAGCAGATACCGGGAAACATGACAAAGAAAGATATTGAAGCGATCAAAGACCCATCTGAGAGACAGGCTGCAATTGCTCAAAATATCCAGTTATTCCAGTGATTTTTTACACCGACTATACACCAGAGTATAGCCGCTAACCCAATGCCTTAACAATTATGGGTAGAAAGGATTTTTTATATGGCAGCAAAAGCTAATCTTATTATGACTAATGATATTCAGGTAAAGGCACGTGAGATTGACTTCGTTACCAGATTTGAGAGAAACTGGGAACACTTGCGTGAGATTCTTGGTATCATGCGTCCAATCAAAAAGACACCCGGAGCGGTTCTTAAATCGAAATACGCAGAAGGCACACTACAGGACGGAAATGTTAAAGAGGGCGAGGAAATCCCTTACAGCAAATTCACTGTAAAAGAAAAGCCTTATGCAGAAATGAGCATTGAGAAGTACGCAAAGGCTGTATCTATCGAAGCGATCAAAGATCACGGTTACGAGAACGCTGTTCAAATGACCGATGATGAATTCCTCTTCCAGCTTCAGACCAATGTTACTGAAAGATTTTATGATTATCTGAAAACAGGTACTCTCTCATTCACGGAAACCACTTTCCAGATGGCTCTGGCAATGGCTAAGGGTCGCGTAGAAAACAAATTTAAGCAGATGCACAGAAATGTGACTGGCGTTGTTGGATTTGTAAATATTCTGGACGTGTATGAGTACATCGGCGCAGCTGAGATTTCTATTCAGAACCAGTTCGGCTTCCAGTATGTGAAAGACTTCCTGGGATTCAATACGATTTTCTTACTGTCTGACAGTGAAATTCCGAGAGGAACAGTAATCGCTACGCCTGTTGAAAATATCGTTCTGTACTATGTTGACCCGAACGAATCTGATTTCGCAAGAGCGGGTCTTGTATATACTGTATCCGGTGAAACAAATCTGATCGGATTCCATACACAGGGCAATTACCACACAGCAGTGTCTGAATCATTCGCAATCATGGGACTTACCCTCTTTGCAGAATATATTGACGCTGTTGCTGTCGGAACTATCAACGCAACTCAGACGCTTGGAACTCTGACTGTAAACTCCACAGCAGGAAGTAAGAGCGGAGATACAAAAGTGACTGTTACTCCGGAAAAAGTAAGCGCAGGAAATGTATATAAATACAAAGTTGCATCATCTGAGACTTCCGTAGAGTACGGACAGAATGTGAAGAACTGGAGCGCGTGGGATGGAAAATCTGACATTACCGCAACAACAGGACAGGTAATCACAGTGGTTGAGTGCGACAGTACCTATAAAGCACTAAGCGCCGGACACGCAACTGTAACAGCAAAATGATGATCACAGGAGGTAACTGGCATGGCTTACGCAGATTATGATTTTTACACAACTTCATACTTCGACTCTGTCGTGCCAGAAACCGACTTTCCACGACTGGCAGAAAGAGCCAGTGATTTTGTGGACATAATGACGTTTGACAGGTTGGTGGACGGACTGCCGAAAAACGAACGCTCACAGAAGCGCATCAAAAAGGCGGTCTGTTCATTAGCTGAATTAATGTATCAGATTGAACTTGCTGAGAAGAATGCTACCAATGCCACCGCCAGTGGGACATCAACCACAATCGGGCCCGGTGGTAGCACGACAGGCGTTGTAACTTCTGTGTCATCCGGCAGTGAATCCATCTTTTACGCCACGCCACAGCAAAAAGCATCAGGTGCAAAGGAATGGAGTGCAGTGTATGCCGCTGCCGGAGATGTACAGAAAACGAATGACTTACTCTTAAAGACAGCTTTACCGCTTCTGATGGGAGTAAGGACGGATGAAGGGATACCGATTTTATATGCAGGATTTCAAGGTTGATATCTTAGGCTCTGAATGGAGCGTGAAGTTCGGGAACAAGAAACAATATCCGAGTCTGACAAATGCAGATGGCTATACTGATTTATCAACACGGGAAATTGTGGTTGATGACATGGAGGCATCGCAGGGACAGATTGGAGTAAAAGCAGACCTTAAAAGTTATCAGAAGCAGGTTATTAGGCACGAAATCATCCACGCATTTCTGATGGAATCTGGACTTGATTCTAATTCAAATAGTGCTGACAGCTGGGCTACAAACGAAGAAATGGTTGACTGGTTTGCTATTCAGTCACCAAAAATTTTTAAAGTATTCAATGAACTTAAATTGATGTGAGGTGATAATAATGGACATTACAACATTAGGCTCATGTATAGCAATCGTTATGATTTGCTACATTGTAGGAATGGGCTGTAAGGCGTCAAAAAGAATCTCTGATGAATGGATTCCAGTAGTCATGGCAATTACTGGCGGGATTCTCGGAGCAGTCGGAATGGGAATTATCCCGGATTTCCCGGCAACGGATTATATCACGGCAGTTGCAGTCGGTATGTTTAATGGATTGTCAGCTACCGGTGTGAATCAGGTTATTAAGCAGACAGTGCAGAAAGAGTGATTTTATGGGTGGACGTGGTGGAAGTAGTGGGTTAAATAACGAGAAGCCAGTTTCTAAGCTTATTGCGAAGGTGTACTTTAATTCTTCAAAGAAAAGCGATGCTTTAAGGGGAAGCGGAACTGTTAAAAAAGACAGTAAACTTGAGAAGGTCATTAATTCGGAAAACACTAGCTACTTTAAGTCAATTAAGACAAAAAGTGAAGCAGTAAAGACAATGAATTATATAAATGACAGATTGAGCGAGAGTAAAAGGAAAATCGCAAAACTTGAAAGTGCAGAGGCGTTATTTAAAAATCAAAGGCTTGCTATAGAACATCGAAAATTAGTTAATGCCAGCGTAGCCATGAGAGATGAAATGCACAAATTTTCAAAGACTTCTGAAAAAGGCGATACAAGTGCTTTGCACGATACAAGCCGTACTACCACCACTTATGACAGAGCTAGAAAGCGCAGAATGAAAAACTTTGATTCATGGTTCTTTGGAAGTGGAAAGAAGTAATCTATGGCAAACCGAGAGACAAGTATAGCTTACGAAAATCTAAACCGCCGTATATTCCCCGGCGTTGGCGGATACGGCATATCACAGATAGAACCGGAATCGTTCGAGGGTAACTGCGAATTTGTTGGTTTTAATTACGCCAGAGGAAAATGCAGTAATCCAGAAGAGAAAGCTGTTCATTTCTTCTTAGACGATTACCAATTCGATGCGCTATGGAGAAATCCAGACAGATATGTAAACAAGCTGAGTAGATTCCGGTACATTTTGACACCGGATTTCAGTACCTACACCGATTTCCCTAAAGCAATCCAGATATACAACCATTATCGCAAGCATTGGATAGGCGCATATCTGCAAGAATATGGTTGCAAGGTAATTCCGACAATCTCATGGAGTACGCCAGATTCTTACGAATGGTGTTTTGACGGTGAGCCAGAGGGCGGAACTGTGGCGGTGTCTTCGGTGGGATGCATGAACAGTTTAGGGAAAAAACACCTATTCTTATCTGGCTATAATGCTATGATTGAACGATTGCATCCAGAAAGTATTATTTTCTACGGAAAAGTACCGGAAGAGTGTAAGGGTAATATTGTTAGAATTAAGGCATTTTCTGACAAATTTAACGAGGTGAAGTGTAATGGGTGGTAGAGGAGGAGCGAGCGGTTTTGGAAGAGGAAGCGTTGTCATACATAAGCAAGCCGAGCCAAACAAACAGGGATATTCCTATTATATGACTGGAACAAGAAATGTAATATCGAACTGGGATGATGATGGTAATTATCATGCCAAAGGAATTGCTAAGAAAGAGGATGTTAGACAACGCTTTGACAGCGTAGAAGAAGCCATTAAATACGCAAAGAAGAACAGATACAAATATTTAAAACTGTAAAAAGGAGGGCATCATGTACGAAAAAACAGTGACGATTTTCAACTATTACGAATCAGCCACGACTGGAGATGCGTACTGGTACCCTCACGTTTTATCCGGTGTTGACCTCATTACGGACAAGGGGGCAATTCTTAAGAAGTACGGACCAGATGCAACTGACAACGCACAGTTACACATCCGTTATACTGTCCAGAACGGCGATATAACCATTATTGACAAGGATGGCAAGATTCTTCCATACGTACCGCCTAAAGAGTGGAAACAGCAGATTAACAACGCTCTGGAAGACACTATCACATTCTCGGACGAATCATTCTTCTGGGAGGGTGAGTGGACTGGCGAAATAGTAACCGATGGCGATTACCGAAATGGATTCTATCAGCACATGAATGAGAATAAGGATAACGTGTTCAAGATTACCAGTGTAGGTGGTCCATATACACTGATTCCGCATTTTGAAATTCTAGGTAAGTAATATGAGCAAGATTCATCATTTCAAAGGATTCTCCGTAGTTGATGGAGATATGAAAATTAAACTGAATATGGACAGATTCTCCAGACAGTACCAGGAAGCCCAGTATCTCCTTGATGGAATGGTTATGGACAGTATGGTTCCGTTTATGCCGATGATTACAGGGGACTTTATCAACCGAACAAGAGTTAAGAGTGCATCCTTGCAAGGAACTGGGAAAGTGTGCGCTGCGGCGGCTCCTTATGGGCGTTTTCTGTACGAAGGAAAAGGAATGGTTGATGAAGCAACTGGAAGTCCCTACGCAAGACGTGGAGCAAAGAAAGTTCTCGTTAGTCAGTTTTCTGGTCAGACAGCCGCAAAGGAGAATCTGGAATACACCAAACAGGCGCACCCACGGGCACAGGCAAAATGGTTCGATGCCGCTAAACGACAATACGGTAGTACATGGATACGTAAAGTAAAAGCACAGGCAGGAGGCGGTAGACATGGCAGATAAGCCAATTGGCAAAGATGCAACCGGGTATGAGATTCTGACAGATGCTATGAAGGCACTTCTGAACCAGTATCCGGGACTGTACGAAAATGAAACAATCAAATTTGAGGAACTTGGCAAGGAATCAGGAATTGCATTCTCGGCAGACAACGGGGCGTTGGTCTATTCAGAAAAAGAAGATGTTTGTGGAACAATGCACCAGGTATGCCAGTACCCATTTTATGTGGTATACCGAACAGCATCCGACAAGGAACGTCAGAAGTTATCTGTTCAGAAGTTCCTTGACAGCCTCGGCAAATGGATATGCCGAGAACCAGTTGTCATAAATGGCTCTGAGACACGTTTAAGTGCGTTTCCCGAGCTTTCACAGGGGCGAGTGATAAAACGTATCGCCCGCGATAACTCCTATGGTTTAGAACCGCAGGAGAGTGGTGTACAGGACTGGTTATTGCCATTGTCAGTACGCTACGAAAATACTTATGAAGTAATATAACGTAACAACCGGCTATCAATCGGAGATAGTCGCTAACCTACACAGCCTTTTAAAAATGATAGGCAGAAAGGACATTTCTATGCCAGTAACAGGAAAAATTGACCGTAAATATATGGCTCATTACATTGATTCAGGTTCCCTCTGCGGAGGACTGACACCGAAATATGAGCGTCTTGGAAAAGATCTGGAAGAGTATAACGTAGAACTCAATCCAGATACTGAAACATCTAAAAACATTCTCGGAGAATCCACATTCAAGCATAACGGCTACGAAGCTTCTTCTGACGCTGATCCGTTTTATGCAGACACCACATCAGACCTGTTTGAAAAGCTTCAGCAGATTGTAGACGAACGTCTTAAAGATGATAATCTGAAAACAAGTGCAGTTGAAGTACATCTCTGGAAAGAAGCAACAGCCGGTAAATACGAAGCATACAAGCAGGATTGTCATGTTGTGCCGACTTCCTACGGCGGTGATACATCCGGTTATCAGATTCCGTTTACCGTGAACTACGTTGGAGGACGTGTCAAAGGAAAATTTGACATTACTTCTGGAACATTTACAGCTGACAGCGAATAATTTTTAGGAGGGTGTAGAAAATGGCAAAGACAATTAACACAAACATTGATGATGGATTTCTTCTTTTCACATTCACGAACAAGCAGGGTGAAGTGTTCTCTTCATTCAAACTGAATCCTACCGACATCAACATTGCGGCAAGAGCGGAAGAATTGGAAACTTTCTTTGAGCAGGCTCAGGAATCTGTTAAAAATGTTTCTTCCAGCAAAGAGATGGCGGAGATTAATAAGCAGATTGAGGACAAAATCAATTATATGCTCGGATACGAAGCATCTAAGGATTTATTCAAAGAACCAATTACAGCAACAACTGTGTTTGGAAATGGTCAGGTGTTCGCCTATATCGTTCTGGACAAAATCAATGAAGCACTTGCTCCGGAAATTGAAAAGAGAAAGAAAAAAATGCAGGAAGTGGTCAATAGGTACACGGAGAAGTATATAAAATGACCGCCTATGAGTTACCCACCTCACTAAATATCAGTGGGGTGGATTTTTCTATCAGGACAGATTTTCGAGTAATTATTGATATTCTGGTTGCCATGAATGACCCGGAATTGGACGAACAAGCAAAAGCAGTTGTTATGCTACAGATTCTGTTCGAGGATTGGCAGAGTATACCGCCGGAACACTTATCTGAAGCCTGTCAGAAGGCGTGTGAATTTATTGACTGTGGTCAGACTGATGATAACTCAAACAAGCCAAAGCCCCGTTTGATGGACTGGGAACAGGACGGAGATATGATCGTACCGGCAGTAAACAAGGTTGCTGGAAAAGAAATCAGGTCCGTTCCGTATATGCATTGGTGGACGTTCTTCGGATACTTCATGGAATCCGGTGAATGCCTGTTCAATACGGTCGTTGGAATTCGTTCAAAAAAGGTAAAGGGCGAAAAGCTCGATAAATGGGAGAAGAAATTCTATCAAGAGAACAAGAATATTATTGATATAAAAACACGTCTCAGCGACGAGGAGCAAGCTTATAAAGATAAGCTGAATGAGATGTTGAACCTTAAATAGTTAGGAGGTGGACACATGGCTGCTGATGGATCAGTCATTATTGATACCAGAATGGACACATCAGGCGTGCAAAACGGCGTATCAGCAATCAGACAGTCTTTTAACGGACTTGGCAGCGTAGTAAAAAAATTAGGTGTACTGATTGGCGGAGCATTCGCAATTGGGAAACTGGCCCAGTTTGGGCAAGAGTGCATAGAACTTGGCTCTAATCTGGCAGAAGTGCAAAACGTGGTCGATGTTACATTTACCACCATGTCGGATAAGGTTAATGAATTCGCAAAGAACGCCATGACCTCAGCCGGATTGTCCGAAACAATGGCTAAACGATATGTCGGTACGTTCGGAGCAATGTCAAAGTCGTTCGGATTCTCAGAAGCACAGGCTTACGACATGTCAACGGCTCTAACACAGCTGACTGGTGATGTAGCATCATTTTACAACATTTCACAAGACTTGGCTTATATAAAACTGAAGTCGGTTTTTACAGGAGAAACGGAAACACTTAAAGACTTGGGTTAACAATTAGCTCCCTTACACAGCAATGTGTATTGAATAACATGGTGAACGAAGAAATCTTCGGTGTGTTGCTTTATGAGCAATGCTAACGGTAAAAGCCTAAAATTATTTAAAAAACTTGTGGTTATGACACCTATATGATATAATATTTATAGGAGGTGATTTCCATGAGTGAAGAAATTTGGAAAGATATTAAAGGCTATGAGGGTCTGTATCAAGTAAGTAATCTGGGAAGAATAAAAAGCCTTGAGCGTAGATGTAAAGCAAGATGGTATACAAGAAAAGTACCAGAGAAAATTTATTCTCCTGCGCTTGATACTTACGGCTATCCAATAGTCTCTTTGCATAAAGACGGCAAAAAGAAAACAATTACAATTCATAAATTGGTTGCAAATGCTTTTCTTAAAAAGCCGGACGGTTGCAATTCTATTAATCACATTGACGAAAACAAACAGAATAATTGCGTTGAAAATCTTGAATGGTGTACCGTTCAGGAAAACAATGCTTATGGAACGAGAGTAGAACGGCTAAGGAAAACTCAGCAAAGAGCAGTTTTACAATGTGATT